ATACGTGCTTTCACAAAAGCGTCTTCTGCTCCTGCACTGTTGTCGATTGATTCTTCAGCTTCTGCTACTGCATCAGCTGCAACACCACCACCGACAAAGTTACCGCCAGCAGCCCTTTTAACAAGGTCGCCTTTAGCAATAGCTGCTGTCCCTGCTGCAATACGCAACTGAAGAACATCACCCTTTGCAGGAATGTGAGTGTAAACATTTTCGTCAACTGCATAAGAATCATCAATTGTTTTACCAATAAGATCATTTTCAGTTGCGATACGGAGAACACCTGCTGAAGCTGCAATGCTTACAGAAAAATCATTAGCGCCACCGAAGATTACTCCTTGGCCTGGTTTGATTTCTACTGAAGCTTGACCTTCTGCGAAATTAGGTGTTCCTTGAAGGATGATTACATCCGGACGAATTTTAGCCATTACTTAGTTTCTCCTTCTACGTTGCGATTAATGAAAATACCATTACGAGGCTTTTCAGAGTTGGTTTTAGGCGCTGGAATTTGAACTCCGAAGTTTGTAGGTGCTGTGCCTGGTGCTGCATTAACAGCGAGCAGAGCGTCCAAAGCTACTTCGTTCATATCGTTTGCGATAACGTCTGTCACATGTGCATGATTAGCGACTACTTGAGCGCGTTTGTTAGCAATGCGAGTTTCTTTTTCCTTCTTCAATGAGTCAAGCAATTCACGATCGCTTGCGTCCATTGGGCTTGCATGATTGGTTACAGTAGAAGCTTCAGGGGCTGACTTCTCCACAAGTGGAGTTCCGTCCTCGTTTAGCTTATACTGAACCGCCATATTGAGGAGCATTCCGTCCGACATTGCTGTCAAGCCGGCTTTGCTTTCATCGGTTACAGCTTCTTTATTGTTGTTCACTAGCGCAAGGCTAAGAGCGTCAACAAGGGCTGTTTTATTTGTCAGTTCCATTTGTTTGTTTTCTTTTTTGTTAGTAACGGGAACATAAGTAACTTTCACAGTAACCTCTTGTTTAGAGTCCTGCAATATAGCTACACCTTTCCCGTCTAGATTGTAATTTTGTGAGTAAAGGCTAGGCCCTAATTCAAATACGACATGTGTGTCGTATGTGTTCACAACGTATGGATAAGCGTCTTTACCATACGCTTCACGTAAAGCAGCCCTTACAGCGTTTTCCTTTTCGTCAAAGCTTTCACCAGCGTTAATTCCAAAGAACTTACGAATGCTGTTAAGTAGAGTATTTTTAACGGCATTCTTTTTCTTTGGTTTACAAGTGCATTTACCATCATCTCCACAATTAGTTCGCATTGCGCCGCAGCCGTCTTCAATTGAACATGCGCCTTTTTCGTTAGGTAGTAAAGCAAGGTGATCAGGCCTAATGCTGTTAATGACAGATGAATATGTTTCGTTATTAAAAGAACCAGCTTCGTCCCTTGTATAAGCATGAAGCCCTGTGGAAACCTCCATCATTTCTCCAGCTTCGAGAGCGTTTACAACATTCTCGAAACCTAGTCTAATTGCTTTATCAATGTTAATCCAAATTTCACCCTTAATAGAGTTATCTTCAAAAGTTACATTGTAAAACTTACCAATATTAACAGTGTCTTCACAAAGTGTGCTGTTAGCTGTTACGCTTTGACCGCCGCTAGTAGGATGCTCTACTGGCACGGGAACGCCGTTCCAAGACTCAACCATCTCAGCAAGTTCGCTTGCTGGATAAAGGATATTATTTAAAACACCTTCTTTGATTGCGATAGCTGGAACAACTAAATGCTCGACACCATCTAACATCTCACGCTTGGCATCAGCGTTGATTAAAATGTTTGAAAGTAAGACTAACTTGTTCATTAAAAGTAAATTAGGACGTGAATAATAAGAAAGGCAATAACTATTTACATTTATTTTTAGTCTACTTGAATATAAGGTGTTACATTACATCTACAGTTAGGTTCCCCTATTAATTTCTGGACTTCTTCCTTTGTGTAAATATTTCCATTTCTAGCTTCATGACTATGTCTTTGTCTTCCGTCTAAAGCAGTAACCCATTCCATTTTAATCTCAACGCCAGTTTCAGACTCTAATAATTCAGCTTCTTTAATACTTGCTATATTGTGCGATTCGATAATTTCAGTCCTAGCGATAAGTTTAGCTCTAGTCTTACCTATTTTATCAACACGGTCTAACATTGCTTCAGCAACTTCTTTAGGATTATCACCTCTTACAATACCTTCGGATAAAATACGAGACATTTGTTTAGACATTACTTGAGTAACACCCTCTAAATCTTCATAAACACGTTGGAATATTAGCTCGGCTCTTTCGACGTGTGCTGGATTAGCGAAAGGATTGTAGCTAGGTAGTTTTGCTATATTAGGTAAACCCCTTTCAACAGCTAAGCGAGATTTAACAGCTCCGCGTCTATAACCTTCGCCAACACTTCTATTAAGCCAATGGTTTTCTAAATCGCGTTGCGTAACTGTAAGGGTTTCTATCCTCAGTATCTCATCGTCAATTTGTTTTTGTAAGAAAGCCTGAAACTCAGCTACTTTATCACCGTCTCTTGTAAACTCAAATTCACCATCCCTAGCAAGACTAATATTAGTTAATAGTTTACCTTTAGTGAAAGCACTTCTAACAGCACGTTTAATTCTATTAAACCTAACGTCTATCTGTCGAGCCGCTTTATTCCTCAGAACTATCGTCTTCGTTGGATCTTTCATTATCGTCTATTTCAATTTCATCATCCTCAACACTTTCCATATCAGCAAGCTCGTCTTCTCTAAATTTCATTTTTAGGATGTCTTGAACAAACTGCATCGGTGTAATAACAGTATCTGAAGCAGGTGCGTTTGTGTATGTAGCAATAGCTTGTGACTTCTTAGCAGCAATTTCAGCTTGCTCTTTATCACTAACAGTATCTAGCTCCGGCCATACCCATTCGAACTCAGTGTCCACAATAAGACCTAAATCCATTAGTTTTGTCATTGTAGCATCGAGTATTTCTGGCTCGCAGAATGTAGCTCTACGCTCTTTGACCGCGCTATCAAAATTATTCTTGTCTTGCGAGCTAGCTAGTTCCCCGCTTTCGCTACCAGTAAGCACACGCTTCGGGATAGAGGTAGTTCCTGATATAAGGCTAATATAAACATCAAAATGTTCTTTAGGATTAGGAACTGCCATTGTTAACGGCTTAACCTCGACGCCTTGTGTTTTAATTGTCCTACTTAACTTGTTATTATAGTTATCAAGTTGATTCTCCAAAGCTTCTTTATCGTCATTATCCATATCAACATCAGGATCAATGTCAATATTAAGACCAGCTCTACCGTTAAGCCACCACATCTCACCAGATGAACCCGTAAGCTTTTCAAGGTCGTCCATACGGTTCCAAACGCTCTCAAGGTAAGGAACACCGTAAACAGGATCTTCTAAAGTTCTTTCAGCAATGTGTATTACTCTCGAATAATGGACAATCACTGTTTTAGTTGAACGCTTAGACCTACTCCCAGAGACATTAAGCTTATATGTTAGGGGTAATCCAAACCTTTCGTTATTAACATCTTCTTCCCATGTGTTAATGCTAGCACTGTTAGACCCAAAAGCTTTCATGTAAACAATATTAGCTTTACCTGAAACAGGTTCTGATATGTCGTTACTCCCGCTAATACCTAGCAAGATAATAGAGTATTCATTTAACTGTGCTAATATGTCCGCTTTCCTAATAACCTGCCACAACTTTAATCTTTTAGCTTCTTCAGCAAACTTCTTCTCCCAAGGACTTTCCTCTTGGCTTTCTGAATCGTTAGTCGGAACAGGAGGGCATGCCCAACAAGCATTAGGATAAGCATTAACAATACGACTGGCTATATCCTGTCTTCGGTAACGGAAATGATGGTCTTCTGGTTTAATTTTCTTTTTATAACCAAAGATTTCATATAAATCACGTTTACCTCCAAACGTTGCTCCAGCAGAAGCTAAGAACTGCCTTGTCATACTGATTAAATTGTTAGCTATCATATTAATATAAAGTTCTATCTACCCCATCCGCCTCCGCGCTTCTTAGGTTTAGATAATAATTCTTGACAAGCGTCCATCATAGGATCAATCTGGTCATCGTGGTCGTGTGTCATGTCAGAGCTAAATGAACCCGCTTCAGCTTTAAAGTCAAGCGTAAACGGAGCGTCTTCAGGAATAAACACCCTACCACTCGCAATAAAAGGGACTGTATCCATAGCCCTAGTAAGCTTATCTATGTTCCTTTGAACAGCTTTTACAGGAATACGATTCTCGTTTTTCTTCTCGGGGTCTTTTAATGTTTGTATAAGACCAGTTCCAGAAGACTTATCCTCTATTGCCATATAACGCAAGCGACCCGTTGTCCTTGCTGTGCCAGTGCCGTAATGCTTGTTCCAAAACTGCTTAGCTTTACGCAATAGCTCCGGAGCTTCCCAGCGACCCCTTATCTGATCCATTAGATAAATATTACCATTAAGATATCCCCAGCATTGAAAAACAGAATAATCATTATGTTCTTTTACCTTTTGTGCTGTATCAGCAGTAATAATCATAAACTCAGGCTGAATAGTATTCCACTGATAATAAGACCACCATTCATCTTTAAATACACCACCGCCAAGGGTATTAGGTGATTGCATATACTGAGCCGCGTAGACATAAGGATCAGCGAGTTCTAATTCTTTAAGTTCTTTAGCTGTATGTTTATATTCCCAAAGAGGGCCGTCAGGTAAACCGTGCTCGATAGGAATACCGTGTGTATATTCTTTAGGATAAGCCTTGCTATTGTCTATCATAGCGGGGAGGTTTAAATGATGCCATTTCTCACCTGTCCCACCACGCAAAAGAAAACCGCTAGGATCTTTTGCCGATATGCGCTGCATGATAACAATCATCGGGGTAATACGCTCAACCATTAAACGTGATCTAAATACACCATTAAAACGACCATTAATTTTTTCAACTATAGTATCAGAGTATGCGTCATCAGGTTTAATCGGGTCGTCCACAATAAACGCTCCGCTAAACTCTTCTTCAGGTTGACCAGCTCGTAGTCCTGTAATTTGACCACCAGCGGGACGCGCATTCATACCACCACCGTTTTGAGTTTTCCATGTGGATTTAGATTTACTGTCAACCCTTAGTTTAATATTCCAAATCTTTTCATAGTCCTCGCTTTCGATAATGTCTTTTGTAGCTGTAGAGTTTTCCATAGCTAATGCATCAGAATAGGTTACATGAATAAACCTAGACTTAGAATTAACAGCTAAACCAAAAGCCTGAAAAGCAATAACAGCCATTTCAGTTTTAGTATATCCAGGCGGCAAATTAACAATGAGTCTTTTTATTTCACCGCTAATAACCTTCTCAAGTGTTCTAGCAATCACAACGTGATGCAGTGACACTTTCATCTTGTAACCTAGACGCTGCTTAAAGAAGTATCTACAGAAACGCAGAAAGTCCCCTTCCAAGACTGCTTTAAGCATCTTAGCATTACGAGGGTCGTCTAAATCTACAAACATAATATCAAAATTCTTTGTCGAAACCTTCTCTCATTTCAAGAAACTCCTGCTTAGTTAGAGGTTTATCAATATAAGTTCGATTGTCGTTGACGTTTAAATTAATGTTATCTACCTCAAAGCCCATTAGCTTCGCAAGCTTACTAGCCGCTGCTACCCTTGTCGCTGCTGTTCCGTGAACAAAATCATTCGATTCTCTCCATAGCACAGCACAAACTTTATTTCTGGTAACAACACTATTAGCTTCCCAGTCTTGCATTTTCTTCCCAATAGCACGCTGGACATAAGGGCATTTAATTAATCTACGCCATGTGTTGACAGGGTTAGTTGATCCAATCCTAGATGCAGCTTCTACACCGCTGAAGTCTTTTAGATACTCGCACACAAAAGCATCACGCATTGTTTTCGCTGTGACACTAAGCATGCGACCCTCTGACCATGACTTCATTTCATCCCAGTCCTCTTCAGGATCACCAAACACGTCAACAATTTGACTAGTGTCTTCGTCGTCCACAACGATTGTCAACTTGTTCTCTTCTAGAACCTTTGCAACCTTTTTCTTATTTAAGGTTTTCTTAGGTGATGTTTTAGGAGCCTCTTTTGCTAGTTTAGCATTTTTCAGCCATGATGGTTTACTGCTCATATCACCATCCTAGTTCTAAATATTTCATAGTTTCGTTTTGTGCTGTCTCTAGATCATTAATAACGAAGCACCTGTATCCCTTTTCATGTAGCATGTTAAGAAAGCAACGTTGTCCTTCGCTTACCTTACCACCTGATTTCTTAAACTCGATATAAAGACCAGCTACAAAGTCGCCTGGAGATTCATTAGGTATTGGAATGAAAACATCAGGTATACCACTCTTAACCCCTTCAGCAACGAAAGCCGCTGCTTCTGATATGCTACGTTTACCACCATTAGGGATAGCGTGTGCGAGCCATAGATCAGCACGTAGCTGATCAACGTCAATGTCTTTGTATTGTGCAGGTAATGACATAAGCCATCCGAAATATGCTTTCTGGAGGTCATGCTCTGTCTTTTGCCAAGCTTCTTTTTTAGGTAAAGATAAATCAACTCCTTCTGGTAAGGGTAAATCTTTTCCGTATTTATCTTGACAATGTTTTAGTATTAGTTTCGGGATCATAATGTGTTTAAATTTAATTAATTATAGTTTCTTCTTTTTAGCAAGCTTTTTTCTTTTAATGCAATTAGTGTGCCAACGTCTTATCATGTAGGCAGTAGAGATAGTTATTGAGGGATATTCACGAATATAAAACGCTGTCGAGGTAATGGAATTAATGTCCACAAGGTGTTTATGTCTATGCTCAAAGTTGTCCCAATCATCTTTAAGCCATTTTCCGATCTGTAACCAATCGTCATCACTGATAATAGATTCCCCCTCTACATAATAAAGAAAGCTATGTATCAGATACCAGCTTAACGCCTGTCCACTTGACTTTATCTTATAGATGTCTGTATATTCTGGTTTCATATTGTTCTATTCAACATGGGGAAGGCCATAGTCCGGAACATACCCCAGATCCTTCCCCACCTTAAACCCTTGTAGTATATAGCTTTATTTATATTATTATATATATATGTATATGGATTATGGTATACCCTACTAAAAATTAAAGAACTTGAATAGTTCAACTTGAATAGTTCAACTAATTTGTGTGTATTTACCTGCACCCAGGCAAATCCTTCCCCAGATGAGCTGTAACTCACTCTATTACAACGAGTTACACACGTCAAAACATGGGGAAGGGGCCTAGTCCAGAACATGCATAACCCACTCAAACACAATGAGTTAGCATGGGGGCGGTGAACATACCCCATCGCATAACCCCTTGTAAATACATTGTAAAACATACCCATAACCTTCGTAACATTACTTGAACGCTTAGGTATTAAAGCTAATGAATTACCTGAACTATTCATCTGCTTCTCCTCCCCATGAATCACCGAGAACAAATATTGCAGCGCGGGTTCCGAACTGCTTGAACGCTTGATCTGTGGGCACCCTTTCCAAAGTTCCGTCACTTAGTAGCATCTTCAGTAGCGCGTCAATTGCAGCGTGGGGGCCACGTTTGTCGTGCTTGAACGATGATAACAATCTTAGACGTTTCTTTAGATACGTTAGCGGGAAAATATTACCATGTTCAGCCAGTATTCTAGGAACGTTATTTGTAATTCTTTTGCCCACATCCATCTTATAATAATCGTCAATGACACGGCGCAAGTCTTGCTCTTGGCGGTGGTCGCCTTGACCTACTTCACCTTTGTCAAACTTAGCTACCATACTTCCAATTTCCCACTCGGTGAACTCCAATACCCACTCAGCGACCTCCTTTGTTACAATAGGGTTATGAGGGTCGCATCCCACTGCCACCAGTCCGGAGAGTTTAAGTGCTTTAAGATGAGCTCGGTTCCATAGCTCTGCTTCAGCTGCATTGTTAGCACCGTTAATAAGCTTATCGCATTTAACGTCAAACGCATCGAGCAACGCTAGGGCTTCAGCATTAGCTGCAATAGGGCCGCAGCTCCCTCCCTGCTCCGTAGCTAGAGCGACTTGGCATAGTAAAGCCACGCTGTCGGTAAGCTCTGCTGAAGGTGGTGTAAAGGCGTGCTTGTTACGTGCAACGCGCTCACCCTCGTAGCTCATAACAGTAAAGCGCGGTATTAAACCATCTGCAATATTGGTGAGCTCAAGCGACTGGTAAAACGTTTCAGTTGAACCCTCACCTAATATTGTCACGTTAGGTGCTTGGATTAGTTTAGTGTTCTTTTCCTTATCACTGTATGCGCTCGGTTTAAGTGTGCTTTGAAAGCCGCTTTTACTGTATAGGTCTAGCAGTGCTTTACGAAATGCAACGTCAGCGGGATTGGCGTCTTTGCGGGTTATTTGCTGAAGGGTAATACCTACCTCACCCATTACAGACACAAAACAAGGGGACTCGTCTAAGCACCTAATTAAACCTTGACCAGATGCAAAGGTTCCGGGGCCTTCAAAGCGGTCTGCACTAGGCACTGTAGATCTAACGCTTGACATTATCCTATCAATACCCTTTGCAGCGTCCTCCTTACCTCTACCAGTGCCAGCGACAATAATCACATAATGGTTAAGACCCGAAGCTGATATATTAAATGCACGTCCTGCAATGCCTGCTGTGAGTGCTATAGCAGCGCCTAAGCTTACATGGGGCACAGGGCGGTTTGAGCTACCGTAAATATACTGAGCTATTTGTCCCACTAATCCGGGCGGGAATGTAATGTTGTCATCCACAGGTGCAACGGGTTCGCTTATAATAAGGGGGGCTGATGGTTGAAGTGGTGCTTTGCTAGGAACTCTAAGATTGCTAAAGTCTACGAGCGGGACGTTTTGCACAGCTCTGATGCGCTGCATGCTACGAATAAGATAATCATCGCGTTGAGCTTTCTTACGTTGCCCGAGACCGCTTTGTCTAAACATACGCATAACCTGTTCATTGGAGCGTGTGTAGAAACACAGCATAGCAAGCAAAGCATAGTCAGCGGCTGATTGACCTTCTGTTTCGTATTCCTGATAATGTTGCCAGTTACCGTTCCAGAGGTCTGAGAACTTGGTTCCGTTTTCAGCACCTGTGCCCATGCTATGAACTTCTTCATCTGTTAGAATAGCATCTACCCACTCAAGCTCAGTCATTCCTTTCGTGCTTTGCATTTCATCATACATGCGCGAAATAATAGGTTGCTGATCTGTAATAGGTGCTTGCTTTAATACGTTACCCGTAAAGATCATATAACGACCCCATGAGTAAACTTCCACGTTGTCACGTTTAACACCGTTTGGAACCGAGCCTTTACACACAATGTGGATACCTGTTCCAGACTGTGAGATCTCGGTGTAACTGTCTATACTGTTACAAATGGCAGCGAAGCGAGCGCGTTGCTCTTCGGTTGCTGGATTGTCTACTTTGTCATCAAGGTCTATAATACAGTAAGGGTCGTTTCTATGTAAGACAAAACCGATGTTAGGTTTACCGCTATTTACTGCATCTTCAAATGTCGCCCATGTGCTTGGATTCATGGGGTCTGCATTTTGACCTGTTAGGGGGTTTATTGGAACCTTGTCTGTTCCGCTGCATACCCATTGAGGAAGACGCTTCAGCTCGTTAGGAATTTCTTGTGTCTGGAAGTTCATGTTTAAGATAAGTATATAGCTCTTCTACTTTATTAACGCTTGGATTTTTAATGCGGCCTTTTTTCAAAAGCCATAACCACTGATAACTAAACCCTGTATCGTTACTAACAGAGGTAAGCGGTCGCTTCTTTAATTCTTTAATTGTTTCTTCTAATGTTGTCATAATATTGGTTCCATCTGGGGCTAACTATGCTTTGCTTTATAATACCATGCAAGTTTTTTTAAATATATTTAAAAAAACGCTTGCCAGTATTTTAAAAGTTGTGTAATTGTTTTTACAGCAAGCGAGACGATCTACTTCACCGAGGAAAGAAAGACGTTTTGTTACAACAAATAAAACACAATGACTGAACAAGAAATAAAAGACGAACTGTCTGAATATAACTTACTACTATCGCAACAAAAATTTATTAACGATAAAGTAAAAAAAGCAAAGCAGAAGATTATAACAAATTGTTTTGCTGACCAAACACCAGATACAGAAGGTGTTGAAAAAGTTGAGATTGCAAACTGCATCATTAAAAGAACCTGCAAACTCAATCGCACACTAACAAAAGACCAAGACGAAATTGAGCGCGTTATACAGGGTCTTGAAAGTGTAGTAGCTAAAGAGAGGCTTATTAGTTTTAAACCTGCTTTATCTTTAGCTGAGTATCGTAAGCTTACCCCATCCGACAAAAGGCTCGTCGATGAAATTTTAGAGGTTAAGCTCGCAGCTCCTACCGTAACCATAGAAGGTGACTTTTCGTAATGAAAGATAAAAATATTTACCTATGGGGTTCCGCGCCTAGTCTTGACGGTATTAAGAAAGTTGTTGGTGATTTTTATGTTAATGATAGCATGCAGCTAAAACAAGTTTCTTCTTACCCTAAGAAATGGACAATCTCTTTACCAGATAAAGAACCTTTAAAAAATGTTTATGTTATTGTAAGAGGTAGCAGATACAGATTTGAAGGTTTATCTGAAACCCATCCTAATTATGACTTATCAGCAAAAGAAAAAACTAGCTAATACGATACATGCTTTAAAGGAGTGGTCGCTTGAGTTCCTAGGAGTGTTTCTTCTATCTATATTGTTTTTTGCAATAACTTATTTAATGTTTACATTCGGATAATGATACACACTTGCGGAAAATGCGTAGAAGGTTATATACGAGGCGCGACTGCTGAAGACGGAGCTGAGTGCGGATGTGATATTTACATTTGCGACGATTGCACTGAAACAGTAGAACCTGACGAATATAACGGCGATAAAGATTTCGGTTTTTGCTATGATTGCGAAGACGAACAAAACAACTAAAATCTTATGATTAAAATACAACAAACAAAACACTCGACACCTCCTCGGATGGTGTTACACGGAGGGGAAAAAGTAGGTAAGTCCTCTTTCGCCTCACAGGCACCTAGACCTTTATTCTTACCCACTGAGGAAGGCCTTAAAGGGTTAGATGCACAAGCAGCGGTAATTGACGGTAAACAACGCCTTGAAAATTGGGCTGAGTTTGAGCAAGCTTTACAGTTCGCTGAAGCTAACATGAGTTCTTATGATACTCTTGTTCTGGACTCAGGTGACTGGTTAGAACTCCTTATCCACAGTAATGTCTGTGCTACATACGGTAAATCTAACATTGCTGAAGCCGCTGGAGGATACGGTAAAGGTTACATTGAAGCACTTGATTACTGGCGAAATGTGCTAATGCGCTTGGATAGAATTAATAAGCAAGGTAAATTTATCATTGTTATCTGTCACAGCAAAGCAACGCTATTCAACGACCCTATCTTGGAGCCTTACGACCTGTGGACAATTAAGCTACACTCACCCAAAAACCAAAACGGTTCACTTGAGCTGCTTAAGGAATGGGCTGATGTAATTGCATTTGCACAAGTAGAAACTTTCGTTAGCGAGACTGCTACTACCAAAGGACAGGACGCTAATAAAAAGCACCGAGCAACAACAACGGGCAAACGCCTATTACAACTTGATAATTCTAAAGCTTTCCTTGCTGGTAACAGATACGGAATGAAAGGTTCATGTGACTTAACATGGGACGCTTTTATGAATAAATTCAATGCATGAACAATCTAAGAGCGCAAGCTCTAACAACAAAAACAAAACCAAAACAAACAAACTAATATGAGCGCATTAAATTTCGACGCGAATGCAGTGGCCCCAGATTCGGGCTTGAGTCCTGTCCCTAAAGGCAGATATAAAGTAATGATGATTGAATCAGAATTAAAACCTACTAAAAACGGTGCTGGTGAAATTATTGCAATTAAGAACCAGATTATTGACGGCCCTTTTAAAGGAAAGACAATCTTATCTAATCTTAATTATAAAAACCAAAACGCAACGGCGCAAAATATAGGACATGCACAGCTTTCCGCTATTTGTCATGCAACTGGTGTTCTTACTCCGCAGGATACTCAGCAGCTTCACAATATTCCTTTCGGAATTGAAGTTGACGTAACACCTGACGGAAAATACAATGACGTGAAAGCGTATGTATCTGCTGATTCCATTGACGCTGCTCAAGCAGTGCAAACGACACAGGTAAACCCTATTGGGATGCCACCTGTTGCCGCTGCTCCACCAGCGCAACCTCAGTCTTTTACGCCAGCACCGCAAGCGCAAGCAGAGGCGCCAGTTCAGACCCCTGCACAGCCTGCACAGCCTACGCAGCCTGTAATGACTGCATCCCCTTCTGATGCGCCTGTTGCTCCTGTAGAGGCTGCACCGACAACGGTAGCCCCGCCATGGATTGTAGCACAACAAGCAGCAGCCGCGGCAGTAGCACCCACACAATAAACACCAACAAAGAGCAAGGGGTTGAAATATACCCCTTGCTTTAAAACACTAACAATCTAAAACAATGGAAATAACACTGAAGGAAATGGTGTCCCGCTTACAAAAGCCCGGACAAGAGATATTAGAGTCACTAACAGCTGAAAAATGTAACCTAATGCATCACGCTCTCGGGGTCGCTGGTGAGCTGATTGAATTCAACATTGCTATTGAAAACGACGATGTTGAAAACTTAATTGAAGAAGCGGGCGACATGTTATTCTATACGGAGGGTGCTTTAATTGCTGTTTCACCTTATAGTATAGAAACAATTTTAGTCGATAACGAGACACTACATGAAATATGCTCTCTTAACCAAGCTGTTGAAATTCTAGTTGATACTATTAAAAAACATGTGATGTATAATAAAGATCTTAACATATCTAATATCTGCATTGCGAGTGCTTGCATTAAACATTATATTTCAGATGAATTGTTAAACTACGATTGTCATATTGAGCACGTTATCCAAGCAAACAAAGAAAAGTTGTCCGTTCGATATGAGGGTTTTAATTATAGCGACGAAGCTGCTAAAGCTAGAAAGGATAAAGTATAATGCCTAATGATACACAAGAACCCGTTGTAGATATGAGGTATGAAAAAATAATTGCTTTTATCGAAAAAAGAATAGCTTCTGATGAAAAAGAAATGTGCAAAGAGCATCTTGATGATAAAGCAAGAGCTATACAAATGAAAAATGAGCTTGCTGCTTCTGGTGGTATTATGTATGACATGTTAAAAGATCAGCTTAGTAGTGAAGTAATGGTGGCAATGGATAAATGCATTGTAATGGGGTTTGACCCTTTCGATCTAATTCTAGAAAAAATAACAAAACTAGGAGGGAACGTATATGAAAAATAATATTGAAGTTGAAATTGTAGCTGATAGCGTTAATCCAGCGGGGAAAAGAATTACTT